CTATCGTCGCGCACCGGGCCCAGCGTTTCCGGGCAGCTGGCCACCGTCAGCGGGGACGGATCGATTTTCGAGAGCGGCGTTAAGCTGCTGCAGGCCGTCAGCAGAATGCCGGCAATCACGATAGACAGGGATTTCGCGCGTTTCGCGCTCGATGCGCTGCTGCAGGGTGACATGCTTGATCTCCAGTTTAGCGATTTCCTTGGCCGCACCCTCTTGGGCCGCGGCGACGGCCCTTTCGGCAACAGCCGTCTCACGAACCGATGCTGCAGCCTCGAGGGCGGCGCCATCGTGACGGCCCCAGACATAGCAGCCACCCAGCGAAAGGAGCAGGATGACCAACTTGTATTCGGCGGCCAGTACATTCAGAGGCGGCATATCAGGCCTCGCTGGGTGACAATTCCGCGCCGGCGATCACCGGCAACGGATCGAGATTGAAAATCGGCACGGCCGCCGGCCAGCGGTAGGCAACGGCACGCAGGCGAGGAAAGGCGGCGATGCTGACCTTGTTGCCCTGGTTTCCCCCCAGCACAAGCAAGTTGCCGCGCTCATCCTGGCCGACGACAAACCCGACATGCCCCCCGCCCTGGCGCTCGAACACGACGATGCAGCCGACGATGGGGATTTCCAGCTCACGGCCCCAGCCGGCCCACTCGCGAGCGCGCATCCAGTATTTCGGTACGGAATAGCCGGCATGCCAGATGCAATGTGCGACGAAGGTTCCACACCAGGGCGTTTCATCGTCTCGCCACCAGGCGGACAACTCGACCAGCCAGCGGGCGATCACTGAATTGGTCGCGCTGCCCGGTATCTCCTTGAGACCAAGATAGCGACGACCTTCGATCATCCAGTCGTAATCGTTCACTGGATATCCTCCGGCAGCTTGCCGCGCGGATGTTTATGCTGCGCCACTTCCCATGCGCCGATGACGGCCAGCACAAGGCCGATGACAATCACGATAGCCACTTCCATCACGCTGCCCTCCCCTGGATAACGCGCTGGAACAGACGCTCGAGGCCTGACGTGCCCAAGCTGGCCAGCAAGGCCGCGACGCCGATCTGTCCGACGAGCGGCAGATCGGGAACCAGGACAAGCACCGCGCCGGCCGCCATGGCAATGCCGGCAGTCGACAGCGAGCGGCCGATGATGATGCGTAACGTCAGCACCTCGCCGCTGGCCAGCAACTGGCCGACGCCGATAATGATCCCGACAAAGGCAAACAGCAGGGGCGACGCGAATGTCTGTATCCAGTGCCACAAGGATGAGATTCGTTCCGGCATGGTCTTCTTCCTTTCTGCCCTCTGCGGGGCCGATGCTAAGCTACTAAAAAAAATGCCCTGCTAACGTGATTTCGCCGGTGATCGGATGCTGACACCATTCACCGCTCTGGTATTCCTGAAGCGTCACGGAATTGATCTGCTGACCAAGCCCTCCAATGACTCGAAAAACGCCATTGACCTCGAATTTCTGGACTGCCCCATCAAGCGATGAGGCATGTGATATTCCAAATTGCGCCTGTGTATTGGTTGTTGTTCCAGGTGGCGTTGAGGTAGTTGTGGTTGACAGATAACCGCCACTTCCCGATACGGTGGCATTTGACGAAAGGGTGAGAATCTGGACCTCGCCACTGGGCATGAAAAGCTTGCCGACAACATTGACCCCTGTCAGGGCGGACCATGTTCCATTCCCACTCAGTGTCCTGGTGATATCAACATCGAGATATGTCCTGGCAACCGTTCCGTCCGGCCGCATCCAGGCACCGACCATCCATTTTGCGTGATCTCGCACGGTGGCATTGCTGTGCGCTGAATAGGATTGACGACTGAACTCATCGGCGCTGCTCAGAAGGCTGACCGATACGGTCGGAGGATTGGTCGAGTCGCCGCCGCTAACATTGATCTCGGCAAACTTGGCGCTCGTCGGCTGGAAATTTATCGCGTAGGTATCGATCCAGTTCGGATTCGATGTGATTGAAATCGAGGCCGTATAGATCTGGCGAAGATTGACAATTGCCGTTGCGCCAGTCTTTGAAGCAGATAGCGCAGTGATCTGACTATTGGTTATCTGACGTATGACTGACTTGTAATCATCCAGACCGGTGTAGACGGTCTGGAACATATCGCCATTCTTGTTAACGTTTCTTGCCTGGATAACTACAGGATCATTGATACCTGAGCAATACAACCGCAAGCACCACACTGTTCCGTCGGCCGTTCGATAAAGCCAGGTGTTAGCCCCGAATTTGTAGTCGATCAGTGGCAGATACTGCCGACTGTTTCCGGCCAAAATAGCCCAGTTTTTCCACGATGCACCCTCAGCTATATCGCATGCACGATCAACCGGAACAGGGAGTCCGTCAAATTGCACCAGCTGCGCCTGTCCTCCATTTGGAATATATGAACTGATCTTGGTCTTCCCGCCGCCGAGGTCGAGAACCCCGGCCTGATCCATTAGGCCATGCCAAGGCTGCCCCCAGACTTCGATGCGATCAAAGATCGTTCCGCGCAAAGTAGTCATTGCGGCGCCTTGAATTCATAGACGACCTGATTTCCCCCTGCATCTACGAACTTAACCGTCTTTGCCGGCACAAGGCGCGCAAACAGGATACCGTCAGTACTCGGCATTAAAACAGCATCGTGCCAAGTCCTGCTTGCATAGGAAAGTTCTGTCAGGTCAGCACCTGACGACCCGCCACGACCTGTAGCAGCACCACCAGGCAACAATGCAGATGACTTCGTAGAGGTGACTGAACCGCGGGGTACCATGGGCTCCTTTTTCGAGGAAACACCCTGCTCCGTCAGGGCCGCTAAAGCCTCTGTCAGATCCTTGCTGCTCATTGAGACCACTCCTCAAAAATCGCCGTGCTGATAAAAAAACTGCGCTCGCCGGAAACGTGGGTGCTATCGAGCGCGCGGATATAAATGGGGACAACGCCAGCGGGACCGCCATCCACCCGGGCCGCGATCGGCAATGCAGCCCCTGGGTTCCTGACGCCAAGATCAGCTTCGGACAAGGCCAGGGTGACATTGGAGGCCGCCGGGCCACTGATCGATGCCGTGATGTCGCTATCGTCAGCCATCACCGCAAACCGACCAGCCAGCGGACTGCCAAAGTAGACGACACGCTTATCCGGTGACGGATTGGATATCGCCTGAACAAACTGGACCGATGACACGATGGGCGTGGTGCATGCCGGGTCCAGGAAAAATCCGAAGCTGGTTTCCATCAGAAAGTAACCTCGACGCCGCTGCCGGCGATATTGATGGTCGCCGTAATGGTCTGGTCGATTACAAGCGGGTCCCTGACATTGGCCGGAATTCCAGGCATCACGATTCTGAATTGCTGGTTGTACACCGGTGCAGCCGCGTCATAAGTGCTGTAGGCCGGGAAAGTTGCCTCGGACAACGGCTGCACGTTGAACAGGAAGCCGACCAGCTGGTCTTCCGGAGGATTTGGCAGCGTCCGCGTACTGGCGCCGAACCAGTTGCTCAGCGGATACATGCCAAAATTGTGCTGAACATCTGGCAGCGGCAGCACGATGCTGGAAGAAAAATTGGTCTGGCTTGAATTTCCCTTGGGGCAGGCCAGCACAAACTGGCTGACAGCCTCTCCCGAGTCGTGATCAAGTGAATCTTTGAACGATACCAGCTGACCTACGCCTGAAACGCCATATGCATGGGCGCCGATGACACTACCGATTTCCCAGCGAGGATCGAGCGGTCGCTCGAACTGGATTGTTTGCTTTCGGGCTCCAGCCGCCGCCTTGTGTAACGCCTTCGCGACGACATACTCGACACTGATCGATATATCAGCCGGTGTCAGATCGGCATAGTGATCCAGCGCCCGGTTGATCTGTGGCCAGGGCGCCTTGAGCCCTTCATACCCGGTCTTTTGAACGGAGACGACCGGGGCATTGGCGGCATAAATGCCGTTCGACGTTTCTGCAGTCGGAGTGGACTCCCAGGAGGCTGCATCGAACGTCGACTCAATATTGGCAGTGATCGACTCATCGCGCTCCGACGCGCCACCCGTTGCGACGGTGACACGATAACGAACCTCAACCTGCTGATACCACCTACGGTACATCCAGGCTGTAAAGGACTGGCAAGTCAAGGCGGCCTGCTGTGAAGATGTCAGATAGGAGACAGAATGCGGACCAACCTGAACGAGCGATCCGCCAACAGGCGGCTCCGTCATGGCGACCTCGCCTTTTACCAGCCAGCCACTCGCGTTATTGAGTGCCGACATGATCATTGATTTGGGCGCCGCCGGAAGTCCATCGATGACCATGTCGTACCGACTAACACAGGACCAGTCCAAATGAACCGCTGCAGCGTGCAGGCGGTAAAAACGATGGTTGAGCGTTGCCACGATCGACTCAGGGACATCGGCACGATCTGGCCGGCTTAGCGTCATGCTGCTGTCCATGATTTCGCTGTCATCGAACGACACCGATGGCGTGCCGATGTTCCATGGAATGGCTTGCCATAAACCGGACGAATCAATCGCGACACAACCCCGCATGGTCTGCAGGAGGTTGTTGAAATATCCGACGGGGTCAGGATCGCTATCGATCCACGCCATGACCTTCTGATCGGAAACGGCCAGCCCGCCCGTCAATGCCGCGGCCTCCGCCGCCGACCTGATGGCCTTGATGCGTTCCTGATAGCCATCCCGACAAGCGATGCTTGCAAGGCGCTCCGCCGGATTGAAATTGACCGTCTCAACGCGACCAGTAAAGCGACGATAAGTCGCTGTCTGACCAGGCCTGAATAATGTCAGATCAATGGTAACCGGCGCCGACTCAAACGAATCAAGTTGCGCGACTGACTGCGGTATCAATGAGAACGAAGCAACTCTCGACTCCGACTCGCCGCCACTGATCTGAACCTGCCCGCATAGATGGCTTGACACATCCAGACCACCGACCATAACCGTCGCATACCAACTCACTGCGCCAGCTGACGAGTCGAACAACAGCGGATTAACAACTGAAATTCGACATTGAAACGAGACAGATAGCGACCCGACAAGAACTGGGTCAGGAACAACTATACCGCCGCCACCGGACGCGACATCAAACGACGAATCGAATGCCGAGTCGAACGCAGACATCAGACAACCTCGGCAAATAAAGCGCCTTCAACGCGCCATGTAAAACCAGGGTCAGCCGGGTCATTGTTATACAAAAACTGGAAATCAATTGCCCCGTCTTCGGCATAACAATCAAATGACCAGCCGGCCGGCAAAGGCAATGGAAAAATAGATGCAACGCCGGAAAACCTCACTGTCGCGCCAATCGGAACCGGCAATTGGTCACGATCGACAAGCAACTTATAGCCGCCATCCTGTGTTTTATTAAAATAAAAAAACGATGAAGACTGGTTTTTTGCCAGCGTCGAACCATCGAAAAAGGCTGAGAAGCGACCAGCGACAAATGGCGTACCGGCCGTGTATAGATGGTTATCATCCCAGTCTCCGCCGCCTATATGCTGGAAATCAACATTCGGCGCACCGGATACCTTCTTATGCTTGATTGCCATGACTATATTTCCTCGCAAACGAGTTCCCACGACCGCGTCGCGCTCTGATCGCTGGATTTGATCGGACCGTCTGTGATCACGGTCATTTTTGGCCAGACCAGGCGCATAGCGACGCCAGCCTGGTCAGTCACAAACTTTTCATCCCATGGCGCAGCACGTTGAGACCATCCGGCCGGCAATTGCTCGCCAATCCGGAAAGACTCGGGATACGGTAATTCGATCTCAAACGACTGACCGTAATCGATGGCATTAAGCGGCGCTGGAACCCAGCCGGCAGCAGACAGGGTGATGCGATGCTTACCCCAGTGCTTCATCTTGAACGCCGCGCCATTCGCCATGCGACGCGTAGTTGATCCACCAATCGGTTCGATGCGCTGGGAGAATTCGAGCCAGCCAATGATGGACAGATCGATGCCAGCGATTATCAAGGACGGAATCGCCATTTATCTTATCCCCGCAGCCAGAGCAGCCTTCTTGAATACATTGACGATCCTCTGGGCATCGTCGACCTTTGCCTCTGCCTGGTAGCGGCCCTGCTTCCCGAAGTCGAATACCAGTGTGGTGCTGGACTTGGCGGCGACTGGATCCGACACGGCAGGCAGATTCATACGCGTCACCAGGCCGCCATCGGCATACCCGGCCAGCGCCTTCATGCCGATCTGGTTGAAACGCGCCAGGAAGGCCAAGGCGCCCGGCTGGCGAACGACTTCCTGCCGATGGACATACTCTCCGGCATGCACGATGCCGGCGACCTGATACTTGCCGCCGGGCCCGGTGTAACCGCCGGATGACAAGCCGGGAAGGTCAGCGGCTGATATGTTTGAAGTCTTCGCTGCAGCAATCGCCTCTGGCGATCCGACCGGATTGAATTTGATGGGCATGGTGGCGCCCTTCTCGATCTCGGCCCGGATCTTCCCGATATCTGATTCCAGGTTGGTGATGTCAGCTTTGATCTCGAAATTCGTGGCAGCCTTCTTGAGATCACTGATCTTGGCTTCGACGGCATTGAGCGTCGCCATCTGATCGGCGGCACGTTTCTCGAGATCCTTAGCCTCCTGTTCCTTGGCCTTGGCCTGCGCATCGATCGCGCGGGCCTGTGCCTCACCAATCTGGGCCATCAAATCAGTATTTCCTGATTTATCGGCATACGATTCGGCCCGCGACAGGAATTCGTCAGCCTTCTTGGCGTACTGCTCCATTTGCTTGAGACGGCCGTCCAGCTGGGCAGCAGCGGCTGCAGCGGCGTAGTATCTTCCCTCGTCGTACAGATTCTGTGCCTGCTGGGCATTCGCCGCGGCCTTTTCTTCTTCAGACAGGCCATTGAGCGACTTGTCATAAATCTTGTCCGCCGTGCTGTTGCGTTTTGCGCGGGCCTTGTCCGTGAGCCTGGAAGCCTCATCGGATGCCTTTCGTGCCTCCTCGACCGACGACTGGTAAGCAGCGCGCAACGCATCCCGCAGCGACTCCGCCTCTTTTAGCCGCGCCGCATTGAGTTCCTTGTCGGACTTCAGAATATCCGCTGAAGCTTCGCCAGCCGCGATTGCGCGCAATTTCTCGAGCTTCTGCAACTTGAGAGCCAGCTGCGCCTGTTGGTTCAGGCGCTTATTGTTCAATGCATCCTGGTCGCCATCGATCAGCTTTTGCTGGTCGCGCAGGTAATTCATCAGCTTCTGCTGCTTGGCGATCTCCGCATCGATATCGGCATCGGTCATGCCGGAGAATGCTTGTTTCGTCTTGTTGCCCTTGGTGGAATTGAGACTATCCAGCTGGGCCTGAACTTTCTTGATCTGTTCGGCAATCGTCGCGCCCTGATCGGGCAGCACATCAAAAAGAATCTGCCCAATAGACAGCTTGTTCGACCGGGCAAAGACCAGTTTTTGCAGGAATGTATTGACCGCAGGGACCAACAGCGTACCGATGGACACACCGGCAGCCTTCGACATCGCAGCTAGTCGATCGAGGTTGTCATTGAAATCTGCGGCCGCCTTTGCCTGTTCCGGTCCAAGAACTAGACCTATACGCTCCGCCTCGTCACCAAGCGCCTTTAATCCTGCGCTTCCTTGATTCAACAGCGGAATAAGTTCAGCCCCCATCTTCTTGCCAAAGAAGTCGACGGCCAATGCCGTTTTGTTCGTGCCATCGGGAAGAGCCGCAAAAATATCCGCCAGGTCGTACATGACCTCATTGATATCGCGAACAGAACCATCGGTATTACGGACAGCAATGCCATACTTTTCAAATAGGGCAGCTGATTCTTTGGTTCCATTGGCCGCTGAAACAACCAGACCAGACAGGTAGGCAAGTCCTTTTCCCAGCGACTCAGTCGTTGTATCGGAAAGCTTGGCGGCATATTGCAGTTTGGCAAGCTCCTCAACAGCCACCCCTGTACGCTGGCTCATGTTGTCCAGCTGATCACCGTAGTCGGCAGCAACCTTTACTAGAGTAGCGAGCGATGCGGCAGCAACAGTGGCAATTCCAGCAACGGAACCTAAACCAAGCGAAGGAAATGCCGTTGCTGATAATGCCTGCAAGGCTGATAACTGCTTTTGCAGCTGGCTCAGCGACCCTTTGGCAACGGCGACAGCCTTGGTGACACCCGTGGCGTCGGCGCTGATAGTGATGTTGGCTTCAGGCTTTGCCACGGTTACGAATCTCCAGTGCCGCTATGTAGAGTCGATAGGGGTAGCCGAGCAGATTGGGATGCCCGGCCGTGGTCATGATTGCGATGTCGCGGTCGAATCCAGCGAGGCGAGACCGGCCGTGATCTGGAGGGAGACGCGGGCAAGCGCCTCCCTCACCCTGAAAAAATGGGGATTCAGTGCCCTTGCCTTGTCGCGGATGGCGAGCAGTTCGGCATGCGTGAATTGCTCGAGATCGTCACCACTGAAGTCGCACATGCGCGCCAGATCATCGAGCGTGCAATCGTCGAGAACCAGTGCGCGCAGGGGGTCGACAATGTCGCCGGCCTCCACTGCGGCAATCCATTCGCGAACCTGCAAAACGGTCAGTTCGATGACATTGACCGTTTTGCTGCCGACCGGGACGGGAAACGAGGCCATCGCTTAAGTCTCGATTTCCAGCTTCAGGAACTGGCTGATGCCGGCGCCGGTGACGGTCGTATCCTTCTGGACCGTGAAACTTATATCGAGCGACGCGAAGTCATCGCCGATACGCGAAATGTTGCTGGCCGTGCCGAGCTTGATCTTGAACAGTCGGTCGGTGCAGTACTTGCCGTCAACGGCGTTGACCCCTTCGAAGAAGAGCGACATGTCGGGCGCGCTGCTGACCAGGGCCTGCACGTCGAGCGAGGCAAGCGGGGTGTAATCGATCGTGATCGAATCGCCATTGACAACGCCAGCCGTGCCAATCGTTGCGGCAATCGTGATACCGCCCTTCGAGACGGTGTAATCGCCAGCGGCGACAACCGTCGCACCTTTTTTGACCACCGGCGCGACGCTGGTGTTGATCAGGCGGTTGGTCGGAATGAAGGAATCCGCATTGATGACATGCGCCTCACCGGTGATCGCCGTGGTGTTCAGCACGCTGCTTGTTCCCCACAGCGCCATCGCCAGATTGGCCGCGCTGATCTTGCGCAGCGTCATCTTGCCTTCGACCTTGTCCACCTTCGAGACCGATGCCGCCACGCCGCCGGCCGGATCCTGATAATCCTTGAGCTCCTTCTTTTCTTCGGAGAAGGTGTATTCGAGCGTCGACGCATTGCCGGTATCGATGAATTTGCGCAGAGCGAACGATACGCCGGAAGCGTAGGCGGCAAGCTTGATCTTGCCGGTGCCGATAAAACTCATGATTAAAGCTCCTTCTCGGTTTTGCCCGGCTGGTCCGAGCGCAGGTTGTAAGTGCAGGTAACGGGAATTCGCCAGCCGCCGACCGGCTGCTGCAGCGATTCGGAATCAGAAAACAGGGAACCGCCATGGACCATCAATCCACGGGTCAGCAGCCCATTGAGGCTGACAGCGGATTCGGAGCCGACCAGAGCCAGCTCAACAAGCTCATGCAGGCCGCCGATCAGCAGCTTGAAATCAGTGGCGGCTGCCATCAGGCAAACCTTCACGACGAATGACAGCTTGCGGGTTGTATCGACGGGGAAATGACCCGGCAGGTAACCGGACTGCACTTCATCGTCGATCTCGTCGATCAGTACCGCCGGCAGTTGATCTTCCTCGAGAAGATCCAGCGGCTTGATGTCGACGGTTGCGATGCCAGGAATACCGGACAGATTGTTCAGAACGGCGGCAAGAATGCGGTCGGCAACGTGGGACATCAGACCTTCTCCAGGTCAAGCGACACGAAGCCCTGCCCATCCGGACTCCTTCCGGCGACCCGATAGGTAACCGAGTCAATCACCAGGGATTCGTTGCGAAGCGGAGCGGGCGACTCTTCGCAGAAAAAGACCGGGTTGTTTCCCCGAACGATGCCAAGGGCGTCGGAAGGGGTACGGCGAAACAAGCCGGCGACCACGCTCAGATCGGTCTTGACGGCGAGCGCGTAGCCCGGCAGGTCCGGATCGATCAGCGCAGCGCGGTCGGCGGCATTCCACATGCTCTATTGATCCTGCCCGGGTTCGTTCGATTGATTGCGAGCAGCAGCTTCAGCTTCAGCAGCAGCGGCGGCTTCAGCGGCAGCGGCGGCTTCAGCTGCGGAATCCGTTTTTGCTTTACTCGCCACCTTGACGACTTTTCCATCCGCGACGGCGCCATCGGTCAGCAGATAGTGATCGTCTGGAATGTCGAGATCGATGGATTCGCCCGGCGCGTAATCCTTGCCATCGTGGCGTACAGGCGTCTGCACTACGTATTTTTTCTTGGCCATTGAATTCTCCTTGATCGCCCAACCGGCCGGCAGTGCTTCCCGGCCGGGGCGATGCGGTGCGGGCGAAATGCCCTTCAGGGGTTATTAGGCGACGGCGTTGCTGATCAGATAACCGGACAGAGCCGCCGTCAGAACCGGTGCGACTTCATCCGTCACCGGATAGATGTCGGACTTGGCATTCTTGTCGGCGTAGCCTTCCTCGACGAATGGCGCGCCATCCAGACGGTAGGTGTAGCCATAGGTTGGCTCACCGAAATCCGCCACGCCACTGAGGTTGGTATAGGCAACGACCACAAACTTGCCCCAGACATCGGTCAAGGTGCCGCTAGCGTCCGCATAAACGGCATCGCCGACCACCACGCGATCGACATCCCACAGCGCAGCAAGCATTTCGGCAGTAATGACATCGCGACCGGTGTACTTGATCCGGTCAATGATGGACGGATGCTGCTTGGCCGCCTTGAAAGCCTGAGCGGACAGCACGACGGTATTGCCACGGCGACCGATCTGGGAGCGAATGGCTTCCTTGCCGGTCTCGATATCCTTGGAAGGATTGGAGGTGCCGGAGTAGTCAGACCACTGGCTGGCACCGGACAGGGTTATCTTGTTGGTAGCGGCGTAGCTGGCGGCCGTGGTCGCGATATCGGCCTGAGCCTTTTCCAGACGCAGAGCGATGATGTTCTGCACCTTGCGGACGGCCATGTTGGCCAGATTGACCTGGGCAACGACCGAGGCTTCCTGCTGAAGCTCCCACGGAGCGACCGCCTCAAGGGCATGCTGCTCGAGGGTATAGTTTCCGGCCGCATAGCCAAACTGAATACGCTTGGTGTTGGCACCCGGCGCACGTTGCGTGTTGTACAGCGCGAAATCTTCCTTGCCGAAGGCAATGATCTTGCCACCGCGCGAGGTAACCGGCACATACGGGAAGAGGTTGAGGCCGACCATGTCGGCATTGCGATAGCCCTGCGCAACTTCCGACAGGATCGGATCGATGACGCGGGCCTGGCTGTTGCTCATCTGCGTGGCGCCGATGGCACCGAACGCAATGGCCATGTTCGGATCAACCATGTTCGGATCAATCCAGCCCGCGTGAGCGGAGAGAGCCGCGACGACAAGACCAACGGCCAGCCACAGATTGCGGCCAGTAAGAATTTTTTGCATTTCCATTCTCCTTGTGAACTCGGATATCCGTCGCGCTTAGGCGACGTTGGGGATGAGCAAGACTTCGATGGCCTGACCCGCTGCAGTGGCAGCTTCGAGCGCCAGGGCAACCTTGGCTCCAGAGGCCCAGGTGACGGCGCGACCGGTGGCATCAGAGGCGATGGTGGCCCCCGCCGCAACAGCACCACCGGATTCGAGCGTCGCGGTACCCAACACATCGATGGCGGCCATGTCACCGGCAACCCCCGATTGACGGCTGACGCCGAGGGTGTTGGCACCGGCGCCGGCTTGTACGCCAGCCGGGGTGACAAAGCGATTGTTAGTTACCGTACCCGTCAGCTTCAGGGACAGCGAGAGAACAGCGAGGTTTTGATTTGACATGGGACTGTCTCCTTATTGAGCCTCGACGGCACGCAGGGCGGCCATCAGGTCAGTTCCGGGATGGGCGGCCTGGTAGGCCTTGGCTTTGGCATGCAAGGAGGCTCGATCATTGCCCCCGGCATTGAGTTCGTCCTCGACGGGCGCAGCGGCGTGTTGCACCGGATTCGGCGCATCAGACGACAGCCTGGAAGCCATGGCACCGAGCTTTTCGCGTTCGGAAGACAGAATCTGCATGGCAGCATCGGCAGGGGTGGTTTTGCCGTCAGCCTTCAATGAGGCGATCAGCTTTTCGTGGCCGGGCATGGCCTGCGCTTCGATGCCCAGGATGCGCTCGCGCTCGGCGGTCGCACCTTCGGCACGGAAGGCGTCGGCAATCTCGGGATGAGACGCCAGGATGGATTCACGATCCATGATTTCTCCTTCGGCTTTCGGGGAGGTTGTCGAGTTCGCTACAGCACCGGCAGCGAGTTGCTTGACACGGGCAATCGCGCCGTCCAGCGTGGAAACACCGTCCACGAGTCCGGCATCGATGGCCTGTTGTCCAATGAAGACGCGGCCATCGGCCATGTCTTGCAAGACCTTTTCCTCGGAGACGCCGCGCGCCTGGGCGACAGCGCCGATGAAAAGGGAATAGAGGTAATCGGCTGTTTCCTGCATCGTGGCGCGGCCGGGTTCCGACAGCGGCGCATAATTCGAGGCGATGCGCTTGAACTTGCCAGCAGTGACTTCGGTGGTCTTGACGCCCTGCATGGCCTCGGCGGCCGAGATGTCCTTGTGGGCGAAGACGATGCCGATGGAACCGACCTGATCGGTTGCCGAAGAGATGTAGACTTCCTGAGCCGCAGCGCCAATCCAGTAAGCGGCGCTACACATGGCGCCATCGACAACGGTGACGACCGGCTTTTCAGCGCGGGCACCGCTGACGATATCGGCCAGGGCCTGCGTGCCATCAACCGTGCCGCCCGGTGAATCGACAACCAGCACAATGCCGGCGACGGAGCCATCGGCGGCAGCCTGGCGAATATCGCGACCGATGATCTCGGTACTCGCCATGCCGGAAACTTGCGTAAACAGGTTGGCTTTCTTGGAGAGGACACCTGAAACCGGAATGACAGCCACGCCATCAACGATCTGGTAGCCCTTCGGCTCATTGTTCAGCGGGCGGCCGAGGCGCTTTTCGACGGCCTCGATGTCGATCTTTTCGCCACGCAGATGAGTGGCGTAGATCGCCTGGATCTCGACCAGCTTGTCCGGTTGGATGGCCCAGGGGCCGGTGACGACATCGATCAGTTTCATGGGCTATCCCCGAATTGAACTGATCGCAGATTAGGGAGTTGGGTGTCTCATTTTTAGGGAAAACTGAGACGAACCGCGCTAGAGCAGCAGCAGTTCCTCTTCGCGGCGCTTTTTGGTACGCCGCTTGAACGGGCTGGAAATGGTCGACGAGGCACGCGACAAGGGAGCAAACGCCCCGGGCTGGATGGGCTCAGCACCGCCCGGCTGTTCGACGATACCGACCGGCCACAGGCCAAGCCGGGCCACCGCGGCGGCACCATGGCCGATGCCGAGCGTTGCGATGGCGCGCGATGAGAGCATTACTGCCGCGTCACGGTAACCGCACCACCTGCCTCGCTCAGCGCCATGAGCACCGCACCGAAGCTGATCTGCGTTTCGTTCTGCATCAAAGGCCTTGACGGATCAAGGCCAAGGCGCGCCCAGGCTTCGGCAAGCCGGTTGGCAAGTTCCACTGCCTGCGTGTGCGACCAGACTGCGGCAGCGATATCTTCAGCGTTGGGGCCGCTGCCACCGACTGCCGTGGTGACATAGGCCACACTGCGATTGCGCTCGACATAGACGCCGGGAGCCGGGACGATGACGGCATTGAGATTGCCGCTGATCGTGTAGTTTCCGGCATTCGGAAACTTCAGCTGATAGCCGTTGATCAGGTCCAGCTGGTACATGAATGCGCCGCCACCGAGGTCCAGCGCCTTCCAGGTGTGAGTCACCGGGTAAATCGCGCCGGTCGCGTCATCCTCAAGGTCGCGCAACACGGCGTGAAATGCCGGCAGATCGGGAATGGAAGCCGTGCTGTTGATGATCCTGGTCTGCCAGTCGACAGTGATCGTCATGACATCCCTTATTGGTCGGCGTTGCGCACGGCCGTGCCGCTGCCACCGTTGGACGTGACGGCCAGTGTCGACTCAAACGGTACGATGGGCGAGCCACCGCCGTTCCGCACGCGATAGCGACAGGTGAAATTGCTACCGAACTGCATCTGGGCGGAGTTGATCGTCGGACCGGATGCCACGGCATCGATCAGCGGAATGAACGCCGGGCGGTTGGTATAGGTCTTGGACAACGCGGGTGCCAGGCCGGAAACGGTCGTTCCGCTCCACCCCGTGTAGATGTAGCGGTCACCGTCAATACGGATCACGCCGGATGCCGGGGTATCGGCCTTCAGGCCGGTGACAGTGATCGAGGTCGCGCCAGAGGAACCGCTGACCGTATATTCAGTATCGAGGATTCCTCCTGAGCCGTTGTCACGACCAACCAGCACATAGTCACCCGCCACCACGCCACCGATCTGGACCGCGATGGAAGTCGGCGGTGTTTCGGTCACGCCGGTATGCGAGACAAGCTGGTAGTTTTTCGAGTCAGCCGCCTGAACGCCAGTCAACCACCAGCCTTGCGCGACGAACCACTTGCCACCGGCGAATGTTCCGAACGGCGCGGCGATGTTTTCGGCGTAGGCCTGCCCCGGCAACACCCGGTATCGCCAGCCAGGAATCGCGTTGAAATTGATCGTGCTGGATTCCGAGCATGCCCACATCAATGCCTGATAAGCTTGTGCCAGCGTGATCGAACCGTCGAGCGTGATCGTGCCCTTGTGCAGCAGCGCTCCTTGCCCTCCGCCGAGGTCTTGTGTGGTGTCGCCGTAGGCCAGCGTGATTTTTGGCGTGCCACCCCCCGTACCACCGATAGCCGTGGCGAAGTAGCTGGCGCAGACTGCCGGGGTCATCGTGCCGGTATCGACGTTGCCATCGATCGACGTGGAAAGCGCTGCAGCCTGTTCGCCACCAGCCGCCAGATTCACATCGAAATGCGAATAGGTCTGGCCGTACTTTCGAGAAAAAACCGTGATGTTTCCCGAATCGATCAGCGCGCCGCCGGACTTCGCCTTGACCAGAATCTGGAAGTTTGCCGCGTCGGCATCCTGCCAATATTTCGTGATCTTGGCCGCGTTCTGAATGATGTAGATCGGGCTGGAGGCCACCAGCGAGCCCAGAACTTTCAAGCCGGTATAGAGATCGTTTCCGCTGTTCTGCTCGATGGATCCGAACTTGAACCACTGCGCCGTCGCATCGTTGATATTGAAATTCGGCAGCAGGGTCAGTGCCATCGGGCGGGAAGCATTTCGCTTACCGGCCAGCTCGGAAGGATTGTTACCGAGGATGGATACCAGATCGTCACCGGCCGGCGCCGAGTTGTCCGCCAGGTCTTGCAACCAGGCATGCAGCTCGAGCGTCGAGTAACGAGAATGCGTTCCCGGCACGAATGCGGTCGCTTGCCGGATGTTTCCAGAGGCGTCGATTGTGAAGTCAGTTGCGTTGATTGCCATGGCGGTCACTCATCAAGTTGCTGCAGACATTTAATGGTCGTGGTCTGGTCGGCAACCGTCGTACCGGATGCCTGAAACTCACGATAAAAGGGAGAAGCGGTTGCCTTGCGCACGATCACGTTGAAATCGCCGATGTGCGACGTGTTGAAACTGAGCGAAGTACCCGGAACGTCGTTGTACAGCACGGTTCCGCCGATTGCCTTGGTGATCAGAACCCGCGATCCGCTGATGATGTTGGTCAAGGCGATCGTGCCGGACGCGGGCCTTGGACCATACCCACGGTCGTATTCGAACGGTCCGGCATCCTTGTACTCGGCGCCGCCGTTGTTGTAGTTCGGCCGCTCGTTGTCGCCGATGTCTGATGCCAGATTAACCAGCGCCGTGACAATCGAATAGTCGACCATCTTCGCTTGCGCGGCCGGGGTGGCACCGGTCCCGGCTGGCCGGAAATCGTTGTTCGCGTAATCCTTGAAGACAAGCGACGGGTCCGTCATGTCAATCCATGCGTTCACGGCCTCGTAGGTTGCCCACACCAGACGGAGATTGTGCGTTCCAGTACCAGCACCATTGAACGTCAGCGCAACGCCGTTGTAGGTCGTTGCAATCGTGACGTTATTTCCGGTCACCGAGCGGATGTAATAGACCTTGCTAGGATCAAGGGCAACGCCGCCGACGGTCGGCAGCGATCCGGTTGTGTCGAACATGACCGGCTGATTGATAGCGAGGTTTGGTGTTCCTCCGCATGTCATCGTGGTTGTACCGGGCGTAACCGCGAACGACAGCTTGTCGGTCGTCTGGCCGATGTTTCCACGGAATCGGCTGGCCGTGTAGGTCGGCGAAGCCCCCCAATTCAGCGTATTGCCGACAGACACCGTGTTATAGACAGACGCGGAACAACTCGCAGAGCCGGTGATACCCGTTCCGCCCTTGACGACCAGGCAATGCGCAATGGTCGATCCGCTATTGCCGTTCCAGTAGATTCCGCCGTAGGTTCCGGTGAATCCAATGACGATGCAGTTCAGGATGTAGCACGGGCCACCGACGTTGATCCCCTGACTGCCGCCGCTTCCAGTCTGCCTGACGATGCACTTTTGAACGTAGCTATTCGAGCCGGATGGCGCGATGCAAAACGTCGCGGCAGAAGTCGCGTTGTTGCGGCAGAACTCAAGGCCGTCTGTCGTGATGTTGTTGCCGCCGTGATACCAGCAACCTGCACCGGTTGTCGTCAGAGTGTAGCCGAGGCCTGGAAATCCGCCGTGAAATGCCTCGGTGCGCACGCCATCCATCGTGCTGGTCCAAAGCGTGGTATCGGCCAGGCCGTAGGAAAGATTCATCGCCGCCGTGACGAAATCGTCGAAAGCCTCAATGAACTCGATGACATCTTCGTCACCCGGCAGGGAGTTCGTGGAGCGGGCTAAATTTGCGGCCGCCATCGAAGCGTAAGCACGCTCAGACCCCGCAGTACCATAGCGAGCTTTTTGCGCCGTTGAGAGCCCCATCCACAAGGCCGACTTGAGAATCAGCCCAGCACCGGTCGACGTGAAATCGATCTTCGAAGTCAGGCTAGCGTCGTAATACAGCTCGAATGTGGATGTGCTGATCCACTTCGTGTAGTAGGTCGTGTTGAGCGCAAGCGCAGCACCGGCGACACTCGGCAATGTGCCCGACGCGAACTGAAGGCCTTTACCGTTCCGTGTTCCGTGGTCCGTCAGAGAGACGAGGTCGGTTGTCGCGTTGATCGTGACGGATTTTCCCGTCAAGCCGCCCCAGACAACGCAGGAATAGACCTTTGCCATTTAGGCAAGCACCTCGGCGGCTCGACCGGGCGCCAGAAGACCGGACTGCTCAAGCAGGTTGACGGCGGCAACCGTGTCGGGATCATCGAGATTGATGACGCCTCCCTGTGCAATTGTGGCATCGAGCAGCTTCAGGTAGTCGTCAAGCACCGAGCTTGTTTTAGCCGCGTCCCGGATGGCGATCCGCTCTTCCTGGGAAAAACGGCGCAGGTAAGAAACGCCAGTGATTTCACGCTGCGGCGCCGGTGCGTCTTCAGGTTTGTGCGGAATGTGGTTGTATCGCGAGAACGGGAACTGTTCGAAATCCGTCGCGTCATCAGCCGGATAGACATGCACGACTTTGCCGGTTTTACGATCCTGAACGATCCATTCAGCCACGGCGGTACTCCCGGGCATTTTGGTCGCCGCGCATCTCGCTCACATAGGCCAATGCGCAGTGGTTCGGATCGCGAAATATCCAGTTGATGAAGCGCTCCAGGCGATGATGCTGGCAGCGATGCGCCCAGGCGCTAATGGTCTCGTCGGCCATGTGGCCTCGCCGCAGGCAGGTACCGACGAACTGATCGAGCGAAATAGCGCACTGCTTTCCGTTCATCAACAGGCCAGCAATCAAGAGCACGATAAATCCCGCACCGATAATGGCGAGCGCATTCGAAATATAGGTCATCAGCCATCCCCATTCGGAATGTCAGGCAGCCCATCGAACTGATAGGCCGTGACGGTTGCAACGATTTCCTGCGAGGCCGCATCGCGCTCTACGGTCTGGCGAGCGGCGACCGGATGCTGCACGACTACTTGGGCCGGCGGCGTCTCGATGGTGGCTTCAAGCGTGACCGGTGTCGGCGATACTTCGACAGTGATACTCGGCGCATCGGCCTTCGGCATTACGGCTTCGACCGTGACGTTCGGCGTCGGCTGCTCCGGCATGATGGCCTCGACGGCAACTTCGACCGACGGCGCGGCCACGCTGATCTGTGGTGCAGCGGCAGGCGGAAGATGATTGTGCAGATGAAGCAGCATCTGCGGCTTGTCGGTTTTTGTTTTCTGATCAGCCTGGTCATCGCTGTCCGGTTCGACGGCTGGCGCGGCTGCAGGCTGGCCAACGGCATCGAGGCCATGTTCGCGACGGGCATCAACCTCGACGACGCGCTGCTTGTGCTTGACGCGCCAGTCGATACCGTCATGCAGCAAGCTCTCGGCCGCGACGGTGCTGATGCCGACATTGATGCGCTTCTCGGCGGCATTGACTTCCTTCTCGGGATCGATGCTGCCGGGCCCGTCGCCGATCCACAAAGCATGACACCAGGCCTTTCGAATGATCGGGTCGGCAAAGAAGCCGGGCGCCCGGATGCGGCCGGTGGCGACGGCTTCTTCCAGCCAGGTCTCGTAGATGGGCTGGCAGAAATAGGTGGCCAGCCATTCCCGACGCTTTTTGAAGAATCGCCAGGCATCGAGCAAGGCGGCACGGGCAGCGGAGTAGCTGGAGGTGAAGTGCTTGATCAGCACCTCGAAGGGCATTTCGAGCGCGACGCCGATCTGGCGGATGATGGCCTGCACGAAGGGATCGAACAGCGCATTCGGGCGGCCCGGGCTGGCGGACTCGACAGACTCCCCGGGCAGCAGGTTGATGGCCTTGCCGGCGCCGTCGAGCGAGCCGTCCATCGAGCCATCCCATTTCATGCTGTTCTGAAGGTAGGTGTCCTTGCTGTCGGCATCGAACATTTCATGGAAGGCTTCGCTGTCCATTTTGATGAACACGGCGAACATGCCGGAGATCACGGCGGCCTGCAGCTCGGCATCGGTATAGCGCTGCAATTGCTTCAGCGGCTCAATGACCGGTGCCAGCATCGGGATGCCGCGTACCTGACTGATACGGCGACGGTCGAACAGATGCACGACATTGCGCCGGCCGGTGCTGCTGCCGTAGTAGGCCACGCGCGACCAGCGCCAGGTGGCGCGGTTGGTGATCGAGCCTGGGTGATGGCTGCAGATATGGGCGGCGACCGCCGCTCCCCACTCGTCCATCTCGACGCCGGCGGTCAGCCGGCTGGTATCCGGTTTCAGATACGGGTTGCTTATGCGATCGGCCTCGACCAACTGAATGGCCAGCTTGTACGGAACATCCGGTCGTTTCAGTTCCGGCAGCACGGCGAAAGTGTCGCCGGACTCCAGGGCCGAGCGGAAGGCCAGGTCCTGCAGGCCGTAGAAATTCTGATGTCGGGTGACATCGCAGGTGATCGATTCGGCAAATATCTTGAACTGCTGATCGGTATGGCTCGCCCAGGCGGCGGCCTCTTCATCGCTCAAGCCAAGCAGCTCCTGGTTCGGAGATGGCTGCACGGCCAAGCCGGTACCGACAACATTGGTGACTTGCGTGTTGATCGCGCCGCCGGCGAGCGGCGAGTTGCGGACCAAATCACGCGAACGGGCGCGCAGGGTCGGCAGGTCGCGCAGGGTGTCGCTGTCGGAATCGCCGGAGCGGGGAGACCAGCCGGCCAGCCCAGGCCGCATATTGCTGGCGCCGTGGTAGGCGCCACCCGACAGGGCCATGGCCATTTTTTGCATGGCCTGCGTGCGGATCGCCAGATTGGCAGCCTTTTCGTGGCGTCGCGAGGTGCGTTTTGCCATGGTCAGCCTCGAGGAGTAAGGGTGCGCATGCGGCCGCGCCCGGATGCCTTGGCGGAAAGTTCCTTGACCTTCGCATCCCAATACGTGACGGCATTCTGGACATCGGCAAGATTGGCCCGGGTCAGCGCCTGGCCGTCGATTTCAACCTTCTGCTTCAGGACGATCTTGTCCAGGGCGTCCAGATACAGGGTGAGTTTTGCTTCGGCTTGCGCAAGCGTGATACCGGCCATGGAACCTCCGTGTGATGGCCGGAGATTAGCGACGGGGCTGTCTCATTTTTAGGGAAAACTGAGACGATCAGCGCTTCAGATAACGGTACAGGGTTGCCCGGCTGATACCGTTTTCCTTGGTTATGCGATCCACTGGTTCGCCAGCGAGGTAAGCACTGACCACAGCTTCCTGCTTCTTCACTACGGTAACTTCGGTCCGTTCCTTGATGTAGCACTCGGCGCCGTTGAATTCGCGACGGAATTCCTGCTCGATGCGCAAGGCGTTTTCGCGGGTCAGCCTGCCTTCCTGATGAGCAGCCAGCATGCGGTTGATCAACTCGCTGATCAGATCGCCGCTCATTGACCACGTCTCCAGCCGGACAACGAAATACCGCTCCCGGCAAAAGAAACCGCAGGAGCAGGCGCGGGGGGTTTTGGCGAAACAATTGGCGAAGGCACGGGAGTCGCCACCGGTGCAGACGTTTGCACCGTCTCGACAGCCTCGTCGACCGCCTCGGTTTCTGGCGAATCCTCGTCCGCCGTCTCGTTCATTGAACCCGATGAATCAGCTGGCGCCGGGGAATCGATCAGCGTGCCCTGCCGCAGCCGCAGCTCGTCGAGGTCCCATTGCCCAGGGCGGCGCAGGTGCAGGCGGAGGTGACGCGACAGGTAGAGCGCATACACGGCGCAGTCGAGCGCTTCGTTGCGGCGGTCGGTGCGCGGCTTCCATTTCCGCAGCTTCGGATTTCTACGGTCAGGGATCTTGATCTCGGAAAGCATCTGCTCGTAGAAGTCATCGCGGATGCCGTCGTACCAGTGCATGCGCCCTGCCCCGCTGCCCGGCAGGCGAATCCGGCCGCCTTCCTGCGCCCAACCGAGGATGAGGTCCTTGGCTTTGGCGGTACCGACCTGATTGATCTGGATGCCGAACTTGCTCGCCTTGGTACTCTTGCGATTCGGGTCGATCTTCTTGGGCGGGGTCCAGATTTCCACACGACCGACATCGTCCGGCGCGCCCTTCAGTGCCAGCACCGGTCGCGACTGGCGGTTGTGCTTGCGAACGAAGGCATAGGAGGCATCGCTGGTCTGGCCGTCCGAACAGTCAATGCCGCAAGCGGCGATCATCAGCCGAACGCCGCTCGGCGTACCGACGGTCTGGGTCAGCAGCTGCTCGAGCTCGAGCCACGCGCCCTGATGCGCAACGACTGTCTGGCCGTAAACCTCGCCCCAGTAGGCGCACCACATTTCCTCGCCGCGACCGATGACCCAGCAAGAAACAGCCAGGCGATCGTGCTGCACGTCGACCGACAGCAGCGGAACCATGCCGCCGGCCGGAACAGTCCATTCGGCGTACTTCTCGGCACGCTTGCGCAGTTCCTCCTCTTCCGGCAGTTCACCGGAGTATTCCCAGCAACGGCCGCGCGTGGAGTTTTCGAAGGCGACCATTTCCGTCGGGTCACCATGCTCCATCAGGTGCAGGGCACGTAGATATTTCTCGGCAAGCACCGGCACGCGGCTGCCGTCGAAAACGCTCTGCAGTTCGTTGCAGTAGAAGCCGGGGTCCGGGCTATCGGCGGTCGGTTCCCAACCGTAGTACGGCGCGACGCGAGCAGCGGTGCGGATGTTGGCAATGCGCTCGTCGTCAGACCATACCGAGCCGCAGTGCGGGCAAACGTAGTAGGCATCCTCATGCCGGGCCCGGCCATACACTTCGCGCTCGGGAAAACGGGTGTCGATATCAGAAGTGGCCAGTTCCTCGGCGGTCAGGTTCAGTCCGGGGATAACGACCTGCGCCCACTCGACCTCGTGGCGCTCGCCGCAGTCGTGGCAGGCGACCATGAAGCGGCGCTGGTCGGTGGTGCGCATCTCCTTCTCGATCTCGGAGGCGCCCTTCGCCGTCGGCGAGCCACCGATCAGCTCGAAGTTGTTGCGGATGGTCTTGCCGCGCTCCCGCAGCAGGGCGATCGCGTTGCCCTGCCCCTTGACGTCCTTGTTGGTATCGTCCGGTTCCTCGACGATGCGGATCTTGGCCGAGGTGGATTTCACATCCGAGGGCGAGTTCGACGCCACCAGCTTGATCAGGCCGCCCGGGTAATGCTTGCGGGTGGCGCTGTTACCATCGCTGCGCGACTTCAGGCGAATGCGACGGGCCAACTCCGGCGTCGACCGCACCATCGGCGAGAACTTCTCGGCATCGAAGTCCTTGGCCGACTTCTCCCGCGGGAACATCACGACCTGGACGCAGGGTTCCCAATGGACGTGATAGCCGAGCACGTTGCACACCACGCCGGCCGTGTAGCCAAGCTGAGCCGACTTCTGCACGATCACCCGCCGATTCTTCGTCGGATCGCACTCCGCAAGGATGCCGCGTAGCGCCGGGGTGTTCTCCAGGTCATACGCACCCGCGTAATCGTTGGTCTCTTCCCGGCTCAGGACCCGGTACGTCTCCGCCCACTCGACAATCGACAGCGGCTTCGGCGGCTCCAGCTCAGCAAACACCCGCTCCAACATCGCATCCAGCGCAGCCGCCGCCCAGCCATGATCACCAGGCAGGTCGTAAGCATCGCGGGTGCGAAATTGGACGGCGGAGGTCATGGTTTTTCGGATCTCAATTCAGATCAATTGCAAACGAGATCGCCTTCGTTGTTTTCATTCCGCCGGCCACCACGATCAAATGTCTGGTCAGCAGCCTTCAGCTTTTCTACTCGATCAATGCGCTCGATCTCGGCCAGGATCAGGGCGCCGGCTTTGACCAGGTCACGTCGGCTATTGGTCGGTTTCCACCATTTTTCGTCCCAAGGCCAGCCATACGGAGCGGTTTCGCAAATCGAGGTGTCGGTAGTACCGAAGTGAATAGCAGCGCCAGCATTGAGCGCATAGCTTCCAGCCGCTCTGGAAAGTTCTCCTTGGCTATGCTGATCGTCATGCTCCGGAGTCCATCCCTCGACAATCTGCTGGCGAGTACGCTCATCCAAGACATCAGCCTCAGCCTTTGAGAGCACGCGCGCCTTGCCCAACATTGAATCTCGACTCATCACTCTTCTCCTTCCTCTTCCACGACCTGCGCACTCTGCCAATGCGCCAGCTTGATGAGGAAGGCCTCATACGACTTGGCCAGCAGATCCTCGATTTCCTTGATGGGCTTCCCCGGCACTTCGCGCGCCAGGCGCGACGGCTCGTTCCGCCACATCTCCCGGGCCGCAACCATGGCCGCCCGTAGCTTCGGCTCGATCTGATCGGCCGGCAGCAGAACGCCGCGCTTCTCCGCCAGCTCGAGCTCGATCTTGTCGGCCTGGACGCGCGCCAGACGATCCTGCGGGCGCTCGCCCTGGACCTTCTTCACCTCGCGATCGACATACCAGCGGATGCATTCGTCTGTCTCATATTCCGACGGCACGCCAGGCTTCCCGCGTTGCGCGATCGGCATGCCCTGCTCTTGCCACTCCACGATAGTCTTCGGCGCCACGCCGAAAATCTCGGCAATCTGTTCCTGCCCCACGATGCGCAAGTTACTTACCTCCTAAGGCAACAGAAAACTGGCGAAAAACTGCGGTCGTTTCGCGCCGTGTGGAGAAGTGCTGGGAAGGACCCGTGACTGTATGGAGGGCTGGGGTCACTTGAGGAATCCCCTTAGGACTGAGCTCACCTCGCGCCGCAGGTTGATATCGAATCGCTCGATCATGACCTTGCGGATGACCTCATTGATTCGGCGCGCGTTGAACATCTGGGGCACGTCGATAGTGTTCAATGCCAGGATGGGCAGGCGGGCCTTGCCGTCGCGAATAAACACGGTACGGCCCTTGTTGCCGACGAACGCCCCGGGGATCATCTTCTGCCCGCCACTACGCTTGATCTGGAATCGAAGCTGCAGCGCCTTCTTGATGATCGCTCCATTGCGCAACGCATAGCTGCCACCCTCGCCCGCCTTCATACGCTTCCTCGACTGAGCCAACGTAATGCTTCTTTCGAGGAAGGCAATCAGGTTCATCGATCGGCCGAAGTCACGCTGGCTGGCTTCGAGGGTTGCCGACAGGTACAACGTGCCGCGAGAGAAAGCCTTGCGGACGGTCAGGCGCTCCTTGACCTGAGCAACCGTCAGTCGATACGTCTGACTGATCTCGCGAGCCATCTCGATCTTTCCCTGCTCGACAGTCGCATTGAGCGCGCGGGCAGCGGCCTTGTTTCCCAACTCTTCCGGCAGCCCGCCCAACTCGCGGATGATCCGTTCGAAGTTGGTCCGCACCTTGAGGCTGATCACTTGGCGCCCGCCTTGGCCGCCTTGTCGGCCTCGATACGGGCGCGCATCCCGGCCTCGACACTGCGGATGACCATCTCGCTGTACAGGATGTGGTTGGCACGGATCGCCATATCGCGGGCCCACAGGATCAGAACGGCCAGGTCATTGCTATCGGCCGCGGCCTTGATGGCGGCGCCGAACTCCTTGAAATCGTCCTGCGACCATTCTTTGCGATCCAGGGCGTGCTCGGCGACCATCTCGAAATCGGCACGCAGCTTCTTGAGGATCTCGCTCATGCATTTTCTCCTTTGGGTTCCATACCTTGATCAGGTATGGCAGAGGTGTGGAAGCTGAAAACCATTGTGCTGCGGCCTTCTTCCATACCTTCCATACCTTCCATACCTTTTTGTAGCCCTGTACGGAGGTGCGAGCGCGCGTGTACACGCGGGTGTGCGCGCCCGCCTACGTGTGCGCAGGAAAAAACGGTATGGAAGGTATGGAAGGTATGGAACAGCATTGCGACACAAGGCTTTCCGGGCTCCATACCTCGCGGCGAGGTGTGGAACAGGTATGGAACTTTGGGGTCAGAAGGGCGCACGAATTTCCCCCTCCTTGGTCGCCTGTTCGGCTTGTGAAACCGGCGCGCCACTCGACGATCCTGCCTCATTTCTTTCGGGAGGCTTGTACCAGAACCGGGTCATTCCGTTTCGCTTTTCAACTTTGGTGCACCCCAGCTTGCGCAGGGCCACTCCGATACGTGTCTGCAGGTCGCGTGTCAGCTTCGAAGCGTCGAGCATAAGACCCTCCATAGCAGCCGTCGCGATACTGAAATCCGCCACCTGCGAATACACCCAGTCATGCAGTGCATCAACGTAGCTTTCCTGCTGCTCACGCTTCAGCTGTTCGGGGTCGAACAAACTCTTTTGTTCAGCCTTTTCCGGCCAGTAACGCTTACCCGCTTCGTAGTACGCCATCGCCTCAGAAAACAGCTGCTCACGCGCTTCGACGAGGCCTTCTACATCGAGCGTACCAACTGAAACCGGCCAGAATCGCCGACCGCCAGTCGGGTCTTTGTTCCACTCCCATTCGTTCGTCGTGCCCGAGAAAACCAGCCGTCTCGGCAGCTTTACGAACGATGTGGCAAACGGTATGCGGAATTCATCAAACCTGCGGGAAAGGAAGGCTTTCTGCCGTTTTTCGTCGGATCTGGCCATGGCGCCCATTTCCTGAATCTCAAACAGCCATTTCCCTTGAATAGCCATCATCGAATCCTTGTTGTGGAGATCGAGCTCAGAATCACCAAACCAATCGTCGCCGACCAGCGCCGCCAAAATGGTGGATTTCCTCTCCCCTTGCTCACCCTCAAGAATCAAGCTGTAGTCGAATTTGCAGCCCGGCTTCAACGCCCGTGCCACCATCCCCATCAAGAACCATCCGCCTGCGAGGCGCAGGTATTCCTTCTGGTCTGCCGATGTCGGCACCGCACCCACATAGCGCTCCAGCCAACTGCCGATGCGCTTGACGCCATCCCACGCAGGAAGGCCGCGCAACCACTGCACAAGCGGGTTGAACATGTGATTCCGCGCCACGGCATCAACCGCCTGCGCCACGATCTCCTTGCCGGGCGCAAAGCGGTACCGGCGCGTGATCCAGATCGCCAGGTGCGTCGTATCCTGGTCGCCCCACTCCCCGGCCTCGCCCGTCACATAGGGCGCAGGTCGCAGCTTGACGACCTTCTGCGCGAACTCGTCGAAGGCAATGATGCCCTGCCACGCCGCGTCGTTCGTCAGCACGTCATAGACGTTCGCCACGCACCGCTCGATATCCCCTCGCTGCGTCGTCAGCAGCCGCCGATACCAGTCGTTCGGCCCCTCCTCTTCCCGCCCTGCGGCAGCATTATTAGGGGGGGAAGTGGTTTCGGGAGGTGAATCGGCAGGCGGTTCCCACAGCGTCAGATTGCCACGCAGCCACGCATCGTCCGTTTCCCGATCAACATGGCCAAGCTGGCCTGCCCCGACCATATCGGCAACATCCCAGCCGTTCGGCACCTCGCCCGGCTGGGGTATCTTCACCAGCCAGACCTTGCAATCCAGTTCGTGCAAGCGCTCCGCGATCTTCAGCGCCGCCTTCACGCCAGGCTGCTTTGACTCCGGCAGGAAGGGCTTCGAAAGCGGATCGACGCCCTGCGCCTTCTCGTCCTTGCTCAGCTTCTCTCGCTGCGCATCGCAATCGGGCCAGATGATGACCTTGCGGCCGGCCAGCGGAGACCAGTCCGCCTTATGCTCCGAGTTCGTCCCACCCGGCCAGGTCACCGCCACCAGCCCGGTGAACATCGAAGAAGCGATTTCCTTGCACTTCTCACCCTCCACCACCAGCACCGTCGCCTCGGGGCTCTCCGCCAGCACATCGAGGCCATACAGCGGCCGCGGCTCACCGAAGTGCATCCAGCGCCACATGCTCTTGCCGGTACCGGCGTGCGTGGCCCAACAGATCGGCAACACCGCCTTGCCGCCATCGCTGGTCTTGAAGCGATAGACATAGCCCAGCGTTGCGCCATCCGCGTCGCGGTAATGCCACACGCGCTCCGGCAGGCCGCGCTTGACGTGGGCCGCATCCACCGAAGGCGCATCGGCCGGCGCCGTGCGTTGCGGTACCCACTCCGTCACGGGCTTCCTGGGCGCCTCTGCATCGGCTGCAGCCTTGGCCGATTTCGAGGTCTTCTCTGCCGGGGGAGTTGCAGAGTTGGGTGGCATTGCGGCACGGCTGCCGCCACCCATGCGGGGGGGTAACTCAATGCCCAGCTCGCCGGCCACTTCGTAAGCTGCGGCGATCTGGTCACCATCATGAAACAGGTAGGCACACAGCGAAATCAGGTCATTGCCGGCCGCATCGTCGGCAAAATCGCCCCAGCGGCCGGTGACGGTGTTGATCGAAAACGACCCTTCCTTGCTGTCGCTGCGTGTCGGATTGACCGACTTGTACTCCGGTCCGTCATCCTTATGCCCATTGGGCAGCCACTTGGCCAGCAACGTATCGACGGCGCCGAGCGCGCGATCAGCAAGCAGCGCAAAATCGATTTTCTCTCGCCGGCCCCCGCCGGCTTTTCCTCCCCTTGAAGCCATTATCAGGATGCCTTCTTGACCGACACCAGGGGTTGGGACGGCAGTTCGCGAACCGTCGTTTCAATCTCGGCCAGCATGAGCTGAATCGCCGAAATCGTGCGATACCCTCGCAATTTCAGAGCGCTGAACTCCTTCGGGTCAATAAGTCCATCGGCACGGGCATCGGAAAATTCTTTCGACAACTCACCCATCTGTTGAATGATTGCCAGGTAGGACTGCAACACATCGTCATCACCTGCCGGACCGGTCGGCAGCACGATGAAAACGCCGCCGAAGTGCTCGCAGACCGCTTCGGCATAAACCGTTGTCTGCGCGTAATCCGCCAGAGCCAACGCCTCGCGGGCAGTCACCTCATTTGTTGTTATTGCCTCGGAAAACTTGTTGTGCATTGTCCCAGGAGAACGGCCGATCTTCTTTGCTGCGGCGGCAATTCCGCCAGGAAGACCGAGCAAAACTGCGTGGAGCGCATCGATAGGATCACGGTGAGTCATGACAAACCTCCTAACTAAACACCCAGCCCGAAACAAGGCAGACTAGGCACATGGAATAAAAAGCCCGGACCCGAAGGCCCGGGAAAGCGGTGGAGACAAACCAACGCGGGGATAAAGGAGGCCAGCCCATGACCGCTAGAATGACGATGCGACTCAACACCCGAACGGAAAGGACCAGCCGTGAAACTGGAAAGACGCGTGCGCGCCCTTGAACGCACCATCGAAAGGCAGCAGGAAAGGCTGCAGGTCGTCATCGCCGACATGCTGGCGCTACGGGCCATGGTCGTCTCCAGCGCGCCGCTCATCGCAACTTCCTCAGCTGAGCAATACGCTGCATTGAAATACCGAGCGCAGGACCGATTAACGAATCACCTTCTACTCGCTGGTCTATCTGATGCACTGGCGGCAGAAGCGAGCACATCGCTCGAAGGCATGTTTTATGAAATCGACGCGGCGCGAAACGAAGCGGATCAGCCATCACCGAGGGTTTCTTGATGGACGCCATATCACGCCACCCAACCACAAAAAGCGGCCGGCCACATTCCGATAGAATGAAGTTTCCACACGTCATTGCCATCGAAAGGGCCGACCATGACCTTCACACTCGATTCACAGATCATCACGATCCCCTGCCCCCAGTGCGGCAAGCAGCTGAAGGAAAAGATCGGAAGGCTCAAGCGAGAGAAGAAAATCGCCTGTTCCGTCTGCGGGCCGATGACTGTCAATGCGGATCAACTCTCCGCCATCGAGCGATCCATCAACGAACAACTCGCGCAACTGAAGCGCAAGATCACCCTCAAGCTCTAACGATCCCGATTCAAGGGCCACACTCAAGGCGTCAAGGGCGCTCTGCAAGGGCGCTGCGTCGACTTTCAAACGGATCTGCGCAGGCGCCATCACGCCACCCTTCTGGCTTCTTCCTGCCCGGCAGGCGAATTGCCTGCGACAACGACTTCTCGATGCAACGAGCGGATTGCCTCGCCATCGGTCCAGCCGACATCACGATATTTCCCGGAAACCACGGCGGATACCCAAGCCTGGGATCGACCGAGGCGTTTACCGATATCGACCTGAGAAAGCCCTGTCGAGAGGATTTCAGAGATAAGTTTTTGCCAGTTCATGAGTCGATTATCGCGATTGCGATTTATCAAGTCAACGCCTTTGCGATACCCGCATGAATAACAGTTGCGATATGGAAACGATCGGCCAACGCGTCAAGCGCATTCGTAGTGACAAAGGGTGGAATCAGAGCGACCTTGTTCGGCATTCAAAACTCCCTCAATCAACTGTCGCATCAATCGAAAACGATTCCAGAACAAAGGAATCAAGCGCCCTAATTGACGTGGCGCACACTTTAGGGGTCTCTGCATATTGGCTAAAAACAGGTAAGGGCGAACCAAGCGCTCACAAACTGAGCCAAGAAGAGCAGACCATTATTGAGGGTTACCGACTCCTTGAACCCGCCGCAAAGGAAATGTGGCTGTTGGTTGCGCATAGCAAAATTTCAGAAGCAGAAACTAAAGCAAAGGCCGCGTGATTTCGCTAGCGGACTTCCGCAGCCGATTTGTATGACAAAGATCATATGACTTATAGGTGATTTTTCACGATCACTCTTTGCTGATAGCATATGCGAAGTTTATACAAGGAGATTTCATGCGCCTTATTCCCCTCCTCGTTCTATTGATGCCTGCGGCAGCGTGCGCCCAATACAAGTGTACGATCAACGGGAAAACACAATATTCGGACCAACCATGCGCCGCCGGCGCGCGTTATGTCGGCGCCCTGGAAGACAACGTCAGTGAGCGAGCCAGAATTGACGCTGAACTGATCCGGCGCGGCGAAAAAATTCAACGCAACAACATAGAACGCCGTGAAAACGATGCTTTTCGCGGCCAGCAACGCGCCATCGAAAACCAGATTTCCGCTGAGCACGCCCAGCAGGCCGCTGCCGATCAAGCAAAGAAAAGCCGGTGCGGCAATCTGGAGTATGACATCAGGTCGAACCAGCGCGGCGTGGCCCGCTACCAAGATTTCGGATGGCAACGTAGCCTGACCCAGCAAGAGATTGAACTGAAGCGCAATCGCGAGGCCTACGAACGCGACTGCCGATAGTCCAGTAAAGCCCCGCCCGATTGCAAGCCCGGCATAGCCCGGGCTTTTATTTTTGGCGACATATCGCATTTGCGTTGACATTAATTATCGCGTATGTGATATTTGCTCCGAACATCACTCGGAGGCCACCCATGATCAAGCTACTCATCACCCTGAACTGCGCTGCAGCCGCCGCCTTCATCTCCCTCTTCTTCATCTAAGGAAGCGATATGACCAGCCGCTACGACGTCAGTGCCGATTGGGCGGATCATTTTCCGGAACAAGCACCGTCCGACCTTCCCGCCAAGCTATTTCAACTCCCTTACGCTGACCAGTTTTACGTCTGCACATGCAGCGCTTCGGTCCGAACCGAATGCGTTTGCGATCAGGAAACCATCGTCACCACCTGCCGCAATCGGCACACAGTTGATCCGGAAACCATTTCCTGGCTCTGCAAGCAAAACGGGACGGTATCGATGGAGCAAGCTGCCCGATATTTCGGCTTTGGCAGCGAGAAAGATCACGGCTCCGCATGGACCGCGATCACGCTCAGAATCATTACGGAACTGATGCGCTACGGATGCAAATACATCCGCGGCACCGGTTTTTCTATTCCCGCCGCCGAAACCTTTGTTGATCTACATCGGCGGCGGCTTGCAGATAGTCGATCACGAACCGTATCACCTCAATCGTCTTCGGTGGCGCCAGACCGTCATCCCGAACTGTCGCCAGCACTGCGTGCAGATTATCAATCAGAGCCTGGCGATTCGGTAATTGATCCGCAATTGCCCCAACGATCAGCTTGACCGCCTGAATCATCGCGTCGTCCTTAGCCATTTTTCATCCCCCGTTAATGAAACCGTCATCCTATCAGGAGGCAACCATGGCAGCCGCCCGTAACCCCATCCAGGTACTCAAGGAAGCCAAGCAGATCGCCCGCGACCACGGCTGTTTTGTGGTCGAGAAGGACAAGCGCTACCTTGTCTATCGCAAAACGCCGACCGGCAACGTGTATGTCGGCTTCCGCACCGATGTCAGCGCGCTGCGTGCACTTGTCTGCACCGTCACCAACTTTCACTGAGGGGCGGCCATGACGACCGCCACCATCCTCCCCGTCACCGATGCCACCACCATGGACGAGTGCATTCAGGCCGCCCGCTCCGCCGGCATGTACCTGATAACCAACGGCTTCAAGGTCGTGGTTTCGCCGATCGTCCCGCCCGGCTTCTGGCGCGTTGCCGTCAAGGTCAAGAACGCCGAATCCGCCACCCTGGAGCATCAGCCATGCGCCGCCTGATCGAGTGGATTTACCGCGTCGCGTTCGGACTCTACATCCGTAGCCTCGAACAACATATCAATGATCTGACGGCAATCCTGCGGCAGCAGCTGGCCGAACGCGACAAGCTGAACGTTGATATCGACATCACCAATCGTCGCCTGCTCTTGGCCACCTGCGCACAAAACACCGCCAGGCAAGCCATCGGGCCGGGTGTTGGCATACAGAAATCGGGTAGTGCTCGAGAAACCCAAGCCGTGAGTGGGGATGTAACCACGGCAGCCGCTGCTGACAGCTGCCCGTCGGGCAAGCACGACCTCCCTGTCAGTGAAGCGGCCAACCAGGCGCAGGCGGGGTGTCATGGCCCCGAGGAGGTGCCGGCAGGCGCCTCCGGTCCTGCGGCCTCTGCACCGTTGCGGGCGGCCAATCCATGAGCGCCGCCCTGCTGCTCGCAATTTTCGCGTTGATCAATCTTTTCACCGACCCATAGGAGTCATCATGCAACAACTGCAAATCCCCCCGCTTTCCGAAGGCGAAACCTACATCGGTGCCATCGGCGACGCCACCGGCAACCTGCACCACGTCATCCTGCTGCCGGGAGACAACGATGATGCCACCTTCGAATCCGCACTCGAATGGGCCAAGAGCATCGGTGGCGACCTGCCGAACCGCATCGAGCAGGCCATGCTGTGGGCCAGCCACCGCGACCAGTTTCAAAAGGACTGGTATTGGAGCAACGAGACGCACCATTCCGAGTCCGGCTGGGCCTGGTATCAGCTCTTCGGCCTCGGCTACCAGGGCCTCGACCCCAAGGGCTACGAGCTCCGTGCTCGTGCCGTCCGCAGATTGCCCATTTAATCATTTAGTCATTTCGAGGACGCTATGACCCCCATCACGCTTGATCAGATCAAGGCTGATGCCGACGCATTGGCCGCCAAGATTGCTACCTTCGAAGCCCAGGAAAATCAGTCGGCCGCTGAGTTCTACTTCCCCGAAGCCACCATCCATCTTCGCCCTGGCGAACACTATGCCGGGATGATCGTCGGCAAGGATGGCGAACCGAGCCACCACATAATCCTGCTGCCCGGCCAAGCCGACGATATTAGCTGGGATAAGGCCATGGAGTGGGCGGCCAAGCAGGGCGGTGAATACGTTGCCAGCCTTCCCACCCGCCGCGAACAATCGCTGCTGTTTGCCAATCTCAAAGACCAGTTCGAAGAGCGCTGGTATTGGTCCTGTGAGGCTCACGATTCCGAGTCCGGCTGGGCCTGGTGTCAGAACTTCCGCAACGGCTTCCAGAACGGCCACTACGAGCTCACCGAGCTCCGTGCTCGTGCCGTCCGCAGATTGATCATTGAGTAATTCGATCATTTAATCAGCATGTCCATCCATACCTCCCTCCCCATCTACAAGGCCGCCTACGACCTGCTCGGCCTGTCATCTGACATGGTCAAGAATATGAATCGCGACTACAAGCGAACCATCGGCGAGAAGATCGCCATGGAGTGCATCGAAATCATCGTGCTCGTATTCCGCGCCAATGTCGCCCAGGACAAAGAACCGCACCTGATGGAGTTGCTGGAACGCCTGCAGGTTGCCGAGCTGCTCATTCGACTGGCCAAGGACAAGCAATTGATCTCCCTTGGGGCCTACGCCCAAGCCATCGAAAAGAGCACCAGCATCGGAAAACAGGCCAATGGATGGCGCAAACCCGCTTCGCGCCCGCATCGTGGAGGCCACGGCCGTCATGACTGAGCGCACATTCAATCTGGTCGTGCCGCTGGCTCACAAGGCTACCGACATGCGCACCACGGAGACCTCCTGCAGCGCGCAAGAAAGGTCCGGCGCAGTTTCCCTACCGAACAATCGGCAGGGCGATGTGGAAAGCACGATAGGTCCGAGTCCGGCTGGGCCTGGTATCAGAACTTCAACAACGGCAACCAGAACAACAACCACAAGAACAACGAGCTCCGTGCTCGTGCCGTCCGCAGATTGGAAAGCACCCGCTGATTTCACCTTCACCGAACTGACACAGGCCTACTTCGACTGCCGGCGCACCAAACGCAATAGCGCCAGCGCGCTGGCATTCGAAGCCAACCTGGAACACAACCTGCGCACTCTGCATGACGAACTCGAGGACGGCCGCTATGAACCCGGCCGCTCAATCTGCTTCGTCATTACTCGACCAAAGGCCAGAGAGGTATGGGCCGGACAGTTCCGCGACCGCATCGTTCACCACCTGTTGCACAACCGTATTGCGCCTCGCTTCTACGCACGCTTCATCGCCGACAGTTGCGCCTGCATTCCAGGTCGCGGAACGCTCTACGCCGCCCAGCGGCTCGAGGCCAAGGTGCGCAGTATCACCCAGAACTGGTCCAAGCCTGCCTACTACCTCAAGCTCGATCTGGCCAACTTTTTCGTCAACATCGATAAGCGCATCCTCTACCGCCTGCTTGCCCGGCATATCCCCGAGCACTGGTGGATGCAGCTGACGGAGACCGTTCTGTTCCACGATCCACGTCAGAACTACGAACTGCACGGCGCCGCCGACCAGCTCGCCCTCGTTCCCACCCATAAGCGACTGACCAACCAGCCCGGCCACATGGGCTTGCCAATCGGCAACTTGAGCAGCCAATTCTTCGCCAACGTCTATCTCGACGTGCTCGATCAGTTCATCAAGCACAACCTGCACTGCAGGCACTACGTCCGCTATGTAGACGACTTCGTACTGCTGCATGAATCGCCGCAATGGCTGAATGCCGCCAAGGCCGATATCGAGCAGCTGCTCGCTGACAAACTGGCGGCCAGGATCAATCCGCGCAAGACCATCTTGCAACCCATTGAGCGCGGCATTGACTTCGTTGGCCAGGTCATCAAGCCATGGCGCCGCACCCTGCGCCGCCGCACGTTCAACGACGCCCTGAGCCGACTTTCGCAAGCCGACAGTAGCGACCTGTTTGAAACCGGCAACAGCTACTTCGGCCTGCTGCGTCAGGCCTCGCACTCCCACCACGACCGCGCCCAGCTCGCCAATGTGATGCGCGCTCGTGGTCACAGCATCAAGGCCGATCTCACCAAAACCTACCGGAAATCGACATGACCACCACCCGAATCAACCCCCTGGTCAGCGACATCGCACCCTCGCCGACCAACCCGCGCAAGCACTTCAACGAAGCCACGCTCAAGGAACTCGCCGCCAGCATCAAGGAACACGGCGTCGTTTCGCCGATCCTCGTGCGCACCAACCCGAACACCGGCGCCGACCAGCCGTTCTACGAACTCATTTTCGGCGAACGCCGCTGGCGTGCCAGCCAAATGGCCGGCTGCACCAACATCCGGGCCGATCTGCGGGACGACCTCTCCGACGCGGAAATCGTCGAAATTCAGCTGATCGAGAACCTGCAGGGCGAGGATCTGCACCCGCTCGAAGAAGCCGAAGGTTATGGCCGCATGATGCGTGAGCACGGTTACACGGCGGACCAGCTGGCCCACAAAATCGGCAAAAGCCGCAGCTACATTTTCGGGCGCCTCAAGCTGCTCGACCTGGACGAAGACGGCCGACGCCTCTTCTACGCCGGTGCGCTCAACGCCTCGACCGCCCTGCTCGTCTCGCGCATCCCAAGCCACAAGCTGCAGGCCAGGGCCATCGAAGACCTGACCCGCACCGACTTCTACGGCGACACCCAATCCGTACGCCAGGCGCAACGTCACATCCGCGACCGCTACATGCTCAAGCTGGACGATGCCCCCTTCCCCAGCGAAGACGGCGAACTGATCGCCACCGCCGGGCCTTGCAGCGCCTGCCCCAAGCGCACCGGCAACAGCCCCGATCTGTTCGACGATATCGACAGTGCGAACGTCTGTACCGACCCCGACTGTTTCACCGCCAAGAAGATCGCTGCTGCCGAGCGCCGCGCCAAGGCCGCCGGCCCGAACGTGAAGGTCGCCACCGGCGAAGAAGCCGACAAGATGCTCAGCTACGGCGGCGGCGAAACCCGCACCCACGCGCCGCTTGACTCCACCTGCTACGATGACCCCAAGCATCGCACCTACCGCGAAATCCTCGACGGCGACGACAAAGCGGTCACCCTCGTCGAAAACAAGCTCAAGGGCGAATTGGTTCCCGTGGTTGCCAAGAAGGTCATCACCGAAAAGCTCAAGGCCGCCGGCGTCGTCACCGAGGCTCAGAAAAACCGCGACGAGAACAAAAAGATCAAGGCTCAGGTGACGCTGGCCAATGCCTTCCGCGAACGGCTGTTCGTGATCCTGCGAGAGCAAGCGCGCGACGCAACTCATACCAACGATCCGCATGACTATGACTTCGGCTCGCTGATGGTCGACGCGCTGCCCATCATTGCTCGACGCTTCCTGATCGATGCCGGGCATACTCGCGCCGAAAACATCGCGGCTCTATACGGCGCGATCGGCGCAAACAGCTTCGACCGTACCGAGGCCTTCCGCAACGGCCTGTCGAACTACGACACCGAGGAAATGCTGCTCATCTGCCTCGATCTCACGCTGCTCGCCGAGCTCAAAACCGACGAGTTCAATCTCAAGCGCGAACCCGAGGGCATGCTGGCCTTGGCCAAGGCCATGAAAATCGATACGGCCGCGCTGCTCGACCACGTCAAGGAAAGCCTGAAACCCGCCCCGAAGGCCTCGAAAAAGGGCAAAAAATCATCCCCGGCCACCTCTGAAGACCATTCCCACCCCTCCGAAGCTGCGCAGGCGGCGGGAACTGACCGCGCGGAAGGCGAAGGCGCGGCGACCGAAGCTGCGCAGGCGGGCGGGAAAGAGTCGTCCGAAGGTCAAAACCCTGCCCCGGCTAACGCCGAGGCAGATTTATCGAGTGCAGCTGGCGCTGCGGTGGAAAAACCATCCCTGGATCAACCTACGTTCCGCGTAGGGGACTGTGTCCGTGTCGTTGCTAAAGATGAAGACGTGGATATATCTGGTTGCACAGGAATCATTTTGTCCCGGGGCCAATACCCTTCCGGTGCCGAATTCTTTGATATTTTGATTAAAGACGGACCGGAGACAGGCGAACGGCTGCAATTCTTTGGTTACGAGATTGAACGGGCAGAATGCCTATCGAGCGGCTCTAACGAGCCGAACGCAAAACCATCCGAGACCAGCGACCACTCCTTCGGTATCGACGATACGGTTCGCGTCAAGCCTGATCTGGAACTGGACGGATTTCGGCACGGCGCCGCCGGCAAGGGCGGGGTCATCCAGACCATCTATATCGACGGCCGCAGCAAGCCCATCGTCGTCATGATCGACGGCGACGAGCTTTGCTTCGACCCTCAGGACCTGATTCTCATCGGCAGCGGCGCACGGCCATCCAGCGCAGCAGGTCGGCCCCCCATCCAGTACCGCCACCCGGACAACGCCGAGCTCGAATGGACCGGTCGCGGCCGCAAACCCAAGTGGGTCGAACACTGCCTCGCCGGCGGAATGACCCTCGACGATCTCAAAGTACAAGGAGCAGCAGCATGAATTTCACCGGAAAACCAATGCCGCTACCGCTTGACTCCACAATCAACCGCTGCCTGGCACACGGCGACAAGGAAGGCGAATGGTGCGAGCGGCGCTATCAATGCGCCTGCCATGAAACCATCAAGCACGACCACGGTAACGAAGCACCGGCCGCCTATCGCAAGTGCAGCAGCAGCCTTTTCGTGGCCTTCCTTCCGATCGAAGGATTTCCGATCGAAGACGACAACCCGGCATGCGACGACGCCAGCACCGGCCACATCATGGCCAGGATCATCAACGCGAATCCGGCGGAGATTTGAGAATGAAGGAGCGACCGATCCTTTTCAGTGGCCCGATGGTGCGGGCGATTCTCGCAGGCAGGAAGACGCAGACGCGGCGGGTAGCCATCAAGACATCACAGCCAGACAACGTCTACATCACGGATTTCGATGCTGAACAATCCATGATTGAGATCGAAAACAAGCACCTTGGCGCACGCTATTGGAAGCAGTGCCCCTATGGTCAGCCGGGCGATCGGCTGTGGGTACGCGAGAACGGATGGGAGCGCCCAGAACGCACTGCCAAGATGATGCGCGAAGGCGCAGACACCTGGCCTCAATATACCTACGCGGCAGACAACTGGAGCAACCAGGATCGCGCAGACTTCAAGGCATGGGGCTTCAGGAATCGCCCGTCCATCCATATGCCACGCTGGGCAAGCAGGATTTTGCTTGAGATCGTCGACATACGTATCGAAAAGCTACAGGACATCAGCGAGGCCGATGCCGAGGCCGAAGGGCCGCCGAAGAACTTCAATTTGTGGCGCGACAATTTTTGCGCCCTGTGGCAGCAGATAAACGGCGGCGGAAGCTGGGATACAAACCCGTGGGTATGGGTTGTTGAGTTCAAGCGTCTGCAAGGGATCAATCCGTGAACCCCTTTGACCGTATTTGCTCCCTATCCGCGCACGGCCTGATTCCGCCGGCCAGCTACCTGAACAACGGTGCGCAGGGAAAAATTCTCATGTGGAGAGCACTGGCCTCCGGCGAGACCTTTCACAAACACAGCGCAGCCGCTCGCTTCGGTTGGCACCGCTCGTCATCCGATCGTGCCATCAACGAACTGCATAGCGCTGGCCTGGTACATATAGTCGGCTGGACACGCAACGGCGATCGCGGTCCGATGACCAAGATTGTGGCCTTCGGCCCGGGTATCGACATTGCCCGGCCGTCCAGGCTGGGAAACGCGTTCAACTGCCACCGCTGGCGCTCCCGCCATTACGAACAAGCCCTCGCTATTGACCGCCGCACGAGGATAAAACGCCTCGCGCGCCAGGGAAAACTACCCACGGGAAACGATCCGCTGCTATCGGCAATTATGGGATTCAGGGTCTGAGCAGAGGGCTGATCAATGAACTATGCAATCGAGCAACGCCTGCGCCTGATTGACTTCCTGCTGCACCACTACGGAAGCGTTAGCCGGGGCGAAATTGAAGACTATTTCGGCATCGGCCCGGCGACAGCAACGCGGGACTTTGCGCAGTACGCAGAGAAGGCACCTGGCAACGCCCTGCTGAATCAGTCTTCGAAGCGCTATGTGAAGTCGGACACATTCAAGCGGGCATATCCCTAACACAGAGAAAAAAATAATGACCAACCGGGCAAGAACCAAAAGAGGAAGACATGATCGCCACCACTGAACCGGTCGTCATCATGACCCAGGCCGAACTGAATGCGATGATCACCAGGGCGGCCGATGCGGCCGTTCAAAAGGCGATGTCGGCGCTACCTAAGAGCAACGGATTGAGACCGCAGAGCGTCACGCAGGCCGAGGCCGCCAGAATGCTCAAAAAGAGCCGCCCGACTATTTCGAAAATGGTCAAGGCCGGAACATTCAAGCTCAACAAGCTGGGTCATATCCCCATAGATCAGATCGATGCGGCCATTTCCGGCCACTGATCACAGAATTCTTTTGGCGATATCGCGCGGATCTGGATTGAAGTATGTCAGCGCCTGGTCGAGCTTTGTCCACCCGAAAATCTTGCACAAATCGAGCAAGGCTTGCTGCGCCGGCAGGTTGTTCGATTTCATCCGGCCGGCGATCCAGGTCGCGGCTGTGTGCCTCGAATCGTGGAATGTGAAACCCGACAGGCCGGCACGGTTTCTGAACTTCCTGAACATCGCATCCAGCGATGCCGTTTTCAAACCGAAAACCAACTTGGGGTCATAGCCCCGCATGAGCTCGATAGAGGCCAGCGCCTTCGCTGTCAACGGCACATCACGCAACGACTCTTCGGTACGCCCTGATTTATGTGGCGTGCGACAGTAGCCATCGAATACACGATCCCACGTCAGTCCGCACAGTTCGCCGGCACGCATCCCCGTTCTCAACGCCACAAGGAAGCACACTGCAACAGCCTGGGCAACCGAGCGTACTGGCGTCCGCTTGGAATAGCCAAGCTCTCTCAGCATGGCCTTGACCTGCCAGCGTGCAATGACAATCTCGCGGTGATCCGGAGCACGCGGCCGACGAACATCTGACAGAGGGTTCACGAGGATCCATTTCCACTCGCGCCGCGCTTCCTCGAAGACAGACGACATCAGACCGAAGTCACGCAGGACGCTGCCGGCTTGGACAACACGTAGCCGCGCATCGCGCCACGCCGCAAGGTGTGATGGCGTGATTTCCCCAATGGGGAGATCGACCGGCAACGACGGCTCGGCAAGAAACGCTTTCAAGCGAATCTGCTCCTTCAAGCAGCCGCGTTTCTTTGGGGAAACCTCTTCGCTATACCTGGCCAGCGCGTCACGCAGCGTATGGCGCTCCCCCGGCGCCTTCTTTTCATCCGCACGAATCTCGGTCTCTCGCGCCGCAGCCCAGGCATTTGCCTCGCGTGCAGTCCGGAACGACTTTGAGTCACGAACGCCAAGCACATAGACCTGCGCCCGATATCCTGATTTGGTCGGCTTGATAGACGCCAT